GTGAAGTACGAGGGTTCGTCGTTCCACGCGTACTGGCGGGCGATGGCCCCGGTGACGGGCTCGATGGTGTCGCCAGCCGTCAGCACGGGCGCTGCGGGCTCCGCACCGTCTTCGCCCTCCGCCACAGGGGCGGGGGCAAGTGCGCGGACCGCACGGGAGCCGGTCTCGTCGACGCCGGTAACGGTCAGCGGCCGGATCCAGTCCAGCTCGTACGTGATGCGGCGCAGTCTCGCCTTGAGGTCCCGCTTGGGATCCGCGGGGAGTTCCCAGGCGAAGTGGACGCGGCGCGGGTACTCCCCGCCGTCGTCGTCCTCACCGATGACGGGGAAGTAGAACCCGGGGTCGGTGACGCGCAGGGTCGGGCGGCGCTTGGCCGGGTCCCACGCCATGCGGTACACGCCGTCTCCGAGGGCAACGGTCTTCCGCTCGCACTGCTGCAGGCGCATGGGCAGCAGTTCGGCCTTGGCCCAGTCGCGCAGGAGTTCCTGGACGCGTTCCGCGGCAGCAGCTGACGCAGCCCGGTCCTGCGCCGTGTCGGTCTGCTCCGCGCCGGGGACCACGATCTTCTGCTCGCGGCCCAGGACGTTTGATACGAGGGTGTCGATGAACATCGACGGGTCGCCGAACTCGCGCCTGTCGCGGGCGTTCGGGCCGTCGACGACCTCGGCGATCTCCGCTGCCTGGTTGTGGTCGTAGGCGGACAGCAGCTTGTACGCGGCGAGGCGCCGTTCGTCCTCAGCCGGCACCCACATGGCCTGCGCCTCGGGGAACGCACGACGGTTGGGCATGCCCATCGAGTCGGAGTAGACAGGCTTGTAGTTCAGCCAGCTCCATGCGTGGATGGCGATCTGCCTGAGACCCACCAGAAACCCCTCTGCACCAGGCCCCGCGCCATGTGATCAGCGTACGGGCGCGGGTCCTGGGTGTTGCCCCCGGTCAACGGCGGCCGGACAAGCGCTGGTCGGCGTACGAGGAACTACCCACGGACACAGAAGCTGGGTTCGCGAGCTCGGTGAGGGCGTGCACAGCAGCGTCCATCCGGTCGGGCGAGTCGAGTCCAGGCACCCAGGTAACCATCTGTGTCTCCAGCGCGGGGAACTCCGCGGTGTGGTGGACGAGCCCGGTTTCGTACAGCTGGGCGATGGGTTCGGCGCGCAGCCGCTTCCCCTTCTTCGCGGTCACTTCGACGATCCTCGGCATCGGCTGGCCCTTGGTTCGGCCTTGGCGTTCGAGCTCGGCCCATGCCTGGACGACGTTCTGGCGTGCCATGTCGCCTCCGTAGTTCGTCTCCACGACGATGGCGTCGGCCTGCAGGTCGAGGGCGAGGATGCAGGTCTCGCGTCCTCGGGCGTCGGCGGAGTGGTTGCCAGTGCGGTCGGCGAGGACGTAGTAGTGGCCGTCGGTGGAGCGGCCTGCGGCAACGATCCCGGATTCGTCGTGTCCTGGGGTGTCACCTCCGGCAGGGTCGAGGGCGACGACTACGCGGGCCAGGTCGACGGCGCGGAACGCGATCGGGTCGATGCGGTTCTCGGTGATCCAGGGCCACTTCCATACGCCGCCTTCGAGGGGGCGGGGCTGCTGTTGGTAGAGCGCCCACCAGACTCGTTCGCCGACGGCCTTCTTGGTGCGGTGGAGTTCCTCGGCGTCGTACTGGGCGGGCCACAGGGCTTCGCCGGGTTCGCGTCCGAGGGGGTCGGTGGCGGACAGGGCGAGGGCCGGCAGGTCGATGAGTGTCCAGTTTTCGGGTTCGGTCGCGAGGATCTGCCCGGACAGGTCGAGCTCATGCCACCTGGTGTTGATCAACACGATGGATGCGCCGGGGGCACGACGCGTGTAGAAGACGGACCGGTACCAGTCCCAGACGCGTTGGCGTTGGGCGGGGCTGTTCGCGTCGTCGGAGCCTTTAAAAGGATCATCGATCACACCGAGCGAAAATCCCTTGCCCGTCAGGGAGCCTCCGACGCCGGCGGTGACCATGCCGCCGCGCACGGAGGAGCCGCGGGGTGCTTCGAGGTCGAACCGGTTCGCGGCGTGGGAGCCGGGGTCGAGGCGGACGCCGAGGGTGTCGGAGTGCTCGCGGAGCTGGTCGCGGACCCATCGGCCGTGGTCGTCGGCGAGTTCGGCACCGTAGGAGGCGAGCATGACGCGGGCGGTCGGGTTGCGCCGCAGGTACCAGAGCGGACCCCACCGGGAAGCCCTCTGGCTTTTTCCGTGCCGAGGCGGGCAGGTAATCATCACCTGCATGCGTTCACCTGCGGCAATGCGCCGGAACACGTCGTCGATCATGTCGAGGTGTGGGGCCTGCTTCTCCCGGTTCTCGGTGAGGACTGCGGCGAGGGCGCCTGGGGACAGGTCCATGGCCATCTGGCGTTCCACCCAGGCCAGTCGGCGGCGCACGTCGGGGCCGGCCTGCTGGGCGATGCGCTTGCGGGCGGCGACGGGAAGGGTGCGGTAGTGCTCGAGGAGGGTGTCCTCGAGGAGGTCATCCGTCGTGGTCACGCGTGGGCCCCTGGCTGCCCTGCTCGTCGGTGCTGGTCTCTCCCGCAAGGCTGATGAGGGTGTTTAGCTCGGTGAGCGACCCGCTGCCGAGGGGGACGGCGCCTCCGTCGGGGCCGGACAGTTCGGTGCGGACGGGGGCGTCCCACCCGTTCAGCTTGGAACGCCGGTCGGAGATCTTCAGGGCCGTCTCGATGGACCGGAGGTCACCGGCTTCGACCTCTGCCCAGATCGCGCGGAGCATGACGTCGTACCGCTCGTTCTCCTGCTGCCGGTAGACGGAGACTTCAGCGGCTTCCTCGTCACGGTTCTGCTCGAGGGCGCGGATGAGATCCTTGCGGGCTGCGCCGGAGCTGGAGTACCCGAGGGCGAGGATGAGCGGGTCGTCGAAGCGGACGCCGCTACGGCGGAGTCGGATGAGGTCGGCTCGGCGGCCTGCGGTCTCGGCTTGCTTTGCTCTGGAGGCTGGCATGGCGGTCGGGGCTCCCGCTTTGTTGTCGTCAGGCCCCGCGCCTGTAACCGATGATCCCCGATGTGCCGGTCTTTCTTCCCCCTGCCCGGTCCTGGTGGGATCCTGCGCGGCATGAGGCTTATGGGCGGGGTGGGGGCTGCTGCGGCGGGGATTGTCGCGGTGGCGGTGTTGTCGGGGTGCGGTGGGGGTGGCGGTGATGATGCGAAGCCTGCGGCCTCGAGTCCGCAGGTGTCGGACGTCGCATCTCCCGCGGAGCCGACGGTGGAGGAGCCGCCGACTTGGGAGGACGAGATCGACCAGGAGGCGAGCGCGAAGGGGTGGATGCCTGGTGAGTCGGCGTCTGCCTACGTGGCGGACATCTGCAAGGCGCTGCCGGAGCGCAAGGAGGTGGATGACGATCCGGCTGAGTGCGGTGCTGCGGATGGGGGTGCCGAAGCTGTGCCCGGAGTTGATGACGACGGTGACGAAGGCGTTGGACGGGAAGGCGTCCCGGTCGTACTCGGATGGCACGTACAAGGTGAAGGCGAACCCGGGGACGGCCGACGACGCGATCGGACCGGGCACGTACCGGGCGAAGGGCGATCTGGCGGACTGCTACTGGGAGCGGACCACCAGGGGTGGGGACATCATCGACAACAGCTTCGCGACGTCGGCGCAGGAGATCACGGTGACGATCCGGGCATCGGATGGGCAGTTCACGACGCGGGACTGCGGGATCTGGAAGCCGGTGAAGTGATCCACTAGACGTTGGGGGTGGAGGGAACAAGCGCCTGGGCGATGGAGTGCAGCATCCGGGCGTATCTCACCATCCCGTCGTTGACGTCCGTGACGGGTGCGACGTCTTGGCCCGCCATGTGCATCGCCAGGGTGAAGAACTCGTAGAACTCCTCGAAGGCCATGCTCCGCGCGCGTTCGACGAGGCGGATGGTTCGTTCCTTCGCGGCGTCGGGCTGGTCTTCCCACGGCTGCTTGGCAAGGTGTGACCCGACCGCGATGGCGTCGGCTGTGCGTTGCGCCTCATGGAGGAGGGCTGCGGTGAGGGCGATAGGGGTGGTGTCTGCGTCGGACACTTCAGCTCCTGGTTGATGACCGCGGCCCCCATCAGGCGGGGGGTGCCTGATGGGGGCCGGGTGGCTCGGGCAGGTCGGGGGAAGTACCTGCTGGAGCTCGGGTCAAAACGTCTGCTGCCCCGGTTGTCGGGGGTTATGTGTGGCACGGCCTGGCCGGGGAGTGGGCG